TGGACTAATCTCACCTTCATTGATGAAGATTCTCTTAGCAAATTCAAATAAGGTTTTACCCTTATGTGTTTTTGGTTCAGATATATCAACACCAATGAGAGAAATCAGTTCCTGGTACTTAGTTGCGAGTCTGTCATCAAAAATGATAATATCATCACCTAAGAGTTTATACTTAGCTCTGCTCCAGGATAAATTTTGTTCCCGGCAGGCTACATAAACAATGAAGTGATGACATAAAGTGGTCAAAGGCCAAGAAGTATAAAATCCCATAGGATTACCAACTGTATATTTTAAGTTGTGTATTCCCTTAGGGTCTTTATATTCAAAAGCATAACCATTTATAATATCATACCAACTAAGAGCTTTGGCTTGACCAAAATTTACTGATAAGAAACCAACTAAAATCTTAATCGGAAATCTATCAGTAAAAGCAGTTAAGTCAAAACTATAGTAGGTTCTTTCATCACTGAAGGCTAATTCTTTTAATCCTGACGATTGATTAAAAGTCTGATCTTGAGGGATTGACCTTAACACGATATTAAAATATTCGTGAAGGGGCTTCAAACAAGTTTGAGACCAATAATCACCAATGGCGATTAATCGAGTTTTACCTTCTGAATCTGGAATTGCAGTTATCTTCCTAAAACAAGTTTTATGAGTTTCAGGTTGATTAAACATTAATTCCAGGGATGAAAGATACTGATGACAGAGGTCCATCTTCTCAGGAAGTGAAGTACCTGATGAAAGTGTTTGAATTGATTTGTATAGTGAATCAGGAATATTCCTTAAATCCTGTAAACTATCAACCAATGCATGACCTCCATTAGGACTTCCTTTAGTACTAAGATGAAACCCTTGCCATGATGGAAATTTCAATAATCTACCAACTTTATACTTACGGGGAAGTCTTTTGACTAACTCATAAGAAAAAGCAGGTAAATATTTAAAAATCCATTCATAATATCCAGCCCGAGAAGGAGCAGAAATTGTCTCCAACTTAGGCTCGAGAGGCAAGTGAAATCTCCTTAGACCATTTAATAAAGTTAAAGTGAAGCGTAAAACATTTACTTCACGATTTCTTATAAATGGAATAAGACCATAAAGCTTACTAGGAAGACCGTCATATGTTAAACCTGGAACTTTTAGGGAATCCCCTGAAAGATACCGGGTAACACTTAGACGATCATTCTTAATTCGATTTATGGTAGTCTTTAATCCTTTGGCCAAATACATATGTTCAATGAACGTAATATACCTGGTTGAAGAATTAAGGACAGAGATAGGTAACCCATAAGTCTTGTGCAACCATTTTAACAAGTGGTGAACTTGGGTGTTAAACAATTTCCTTTTGCGAATGCGTTTATCAGCCAGTCTCAAGGCTTCCGTTTTACGTCTGGGAATCGACGATTGTCGTTTTCTTTTCATAAACGTTTGGGTCTTGTTTTATCTTGGTTCACAAAAGAAAGAGGTTTTAGGAAAACGATAGAATTTATTATTTCAAAATTCTTGACCTTAACCTAAAACATTACTTCAGCTCCTCTAGAAGATGTAGACCACACAGGGTTTCTTAAACCCAGGCAGCTAGAAATCTAGCTTTTTCGAATAGGATTACTCCTA